GTTGTGCCAACGATAGTAGCTCCAGTTATCAAAGGAGATAATATTTTGGTTCCACCCGTAATTGTTGATCCTGATATAGTTCCTTTACCTTCTATAGTTCCTGTGACAGTCGCATCTCCACCGACGGTCACGTTATCTACAACGTCAAAATCATCTTCTACAGTAAAATCTTGAGCCGTAACATTCGTAAATAAACCAGATGTACCAGTTATGGTGGTACCCGTAATGTTAGTGGCTGTTGCATTCGTAAATAAAGCACTGGTTCCTGTGACTGTGGTGCCTGTAATGTTAGTTGCCGTAATGTTAGTTATATTTCCTGTTGTTGCATCAACAGTTACGCCATGTATCTCTTTCCATCTTAAAGATGAATCTCCAAAAGATCTTTCATCGTCTGTGGAAGGCTCTAAATCAGAATCTACACGAGCTGTAAAAGTTATTGTGTCAGTATTAGCATTACCGACATCTGTATCTCCCAAAATACTAACAGCACCAGTGACTGTCAGATCTCCTCCAATGGTAGTGTCATCCGTTACATCTAAATCATCAGAAACATTTAGATCAACAGCATTAACAGTAGTGAAATTTGCAGTCGTACCAGTAACTGTAGTACCTGTGATATTAGTAGCCGTTGAATTTGTAAATAAAGCATTAGTACCAGTTACCGTAGTACCTGTAATATTAGTGGCTGTCGCATTAGTAAATAAAGAATGAGTACCAGTTACCGTAACTCCACTTACAACAGTGCTAAATTTTCCACTTTCAGCGTTGACTGTAGTTCCTGTAAAGGTTACAGCTTTTATAGTAGAACCTTCGATAGATCCACCAGTTATGTTGGTACCACTGATAGTTCCTGTTACAGTGACGTTTTGTGTTACTACAATTCCACTTATATTTGCTAAATTGCTTACGGTTAATCCTGATGTAGTGCTAGCTCCAGAAACAGTTAAGTCATCTTGAATTATTACATTTCCACTGACAGTACCGCCTGTTCTAGGTAAATAATGAACATTTAAATATGCTTTTGTGCCTGATATTGTTAATTTTTTATTCTTTAATCCCGGATCTGGTTCTGATACATTAACAACCGTTAATAGATCATCTTCTGCTAATTGGAGACCCGCCTGTTCCTGTAATTCACTAATTCTACGGTTTGCCACGACCTAATTCTAGTTAACACTTTATTAACTAATTATAGGTCTAGTATTCTGACAGATTACTTCACCTTAATTTCTACTCTAGGCAAGAAATCTGTTGCAACTCTCCAGCCAAATTGCACACCAGTAACTAATAAACAAGAGACCACTAATAGTAAAACAATCTCTGCAATCGTGAGGTTTCTTCTAACATAAACTACCTGAGGATTAGGTGGCTTATTTGTTATATTTTGTGCTAAAGTTTGCTGTATAGCCAGCTCTCTTGCACGTGCTTTCATCTGAGCTAATTGTTCTGGAGTTATTTGTGGAACTCCAGGTTGTTGACTAGGTGGTACTTGCTCTTCCATAGATGCAAACTGTTTACTTTTAGATTAGCATTTAATTAAGAGTAATGAAACTATGAATACAGGATTACGCAAAGGTTTAGAAGATATTGCGTGGGAATTAAAAGGGATAAAAAATATTTTATCTTCAATGTGGCATAGTCGTTATGAAAAAGGAATAACAGATGCTCTTAATCCTCAGGCTTTTGCTGATGAATATATAAGCACCGAAGAATGCTCTCGTAGACTGGGTGTTTCAGATCAGACACTTCGCAATTGGATGGCCTTAGGTAGAAAACATCCAGATAAAGGTTGGGTTGAAGGAATACATTATGTTAATGCATCTCCTGACCCTAGCCGAAAGGCTTTAATAAGGATACCTTGGAATAAATTGGTGCAATCATTCGCAAAAAATAAGAAGTTTACTAACCAAGATTATCGAAAGAAAGCATCACCTATGTACGTAACAACTAGCACTGGAAAGTTAACATGATTGCACATAGATTTATGAATATTGATATATCAAAAGTTACGGTAAAAAATTATAAACAAACACTCTCTGAATCACTAAGTCTACAAGTAGAAATATTTCTTCCTCCAGAGGGTTCTTTTGATGATGGTTGTCTAAGACGTTATTTAGAAAATGTGAAAAATTATGAGCAAGAAGATGCTAACTCTAATATGACATTAGCGAACAGATTGCGTCTTGCATTTCAAGATATGAAAGCAGATACTATATGTGGTAAATTTCCGAAAGCTGAATTACCTTTAAAAAGACGATTACGTTGTGTAGCTGAATATTTAATAAGATCAGGAGAGTTTAATAAAGTAAGAGATAATGACGGGAAATTAATAAAAAAACGTGGTATTTTAGGAAAAATGGTTGTACTTTATCAACCAATGCCTAAATTACTCGAATCCTTATCCAAACAGGGACTATTAAAAAAATGAATAGAAGAGAACGATTAATCGCATCTGTAATTGGTTCAGATATGGACCCACAAAAAGCTGCTTTTTTAAATACAACAATTAAATTCATTCTTGCTGATCAGGGAGAACAATATTTAAAATTCTGGAAACTTAAAGGGCCAGGGGTCATGCGTTTAAATGCAACTCAGGAAACTGATTCTTGGTGTACTTTAGAAGATTTAAAAGATGATATACGATTGTGTGAATCAATAAATAATGATGATTTAAGTGAAAGTTTAAAGCGAATATTAAATAGAGCAGAACAAATTGATCCTAGTAAATTAGCTGGCTACATGATACTAGATAAAGAGGGGATCAGATATGTAGAAATTGATTATGAGAACATTGAGACCGTAGACGCCTCACCCTGTTCTATTAATTAATGGCAATACATGACATAAAAAAACGTAATGAAGATTTAGAGTTAATAACTAATTATGATCTTGTTTCTGCAGCACATGCCTTATTAGAAGGTATTGATTTAGATGTTGCAAGTTCAAATATAGCTAATGATTATGTCGAAGCCAATAATTTCTTTACTCCAAGAGATGACGGATTGAATTGTCAACAATGGTATGGAAGTGTTTATTTATTTCCTCCCAGTGGTGCTTACTTTTGGGATAAAAAAAATGAAAAATGGAAGATGACTCGTGCTTCATCTCCTTCATTAACTTCTTCACATGCAGTATGGTTTCGTAAATTATATAAAGCATGGTTAGCAAAAGAAATAAAACAAGGATTATATTTTACAAATTGTCCCGACATGATTAGATATGAACAAAAGATATTTGACTTTCCTATTTGTATATTGAAAACTGCACCTTCCTTAGTAAAAAATACAAGCAAAGGTATTGGGGTGCATAAGACTTGCACGTCTTTTTTGGTTTACTTACCTCCGATACAAAACTCTACAAAAATGATAGAAAAGTTCATAGATATTTATAGTGAAAAAGGTAGAATCCTTTGTTAGATTAGATATACTCGATAGACATAAAAGAAGCATTATGAGTATCTTATCTGATTGGGAAATTAAGCATCTTGTTGAAAAAGAAAACATGATAGAACCCTTTGTAGCAAAGGAAGTTAAAGAAGTTGATGGTAAAAAAACGCTTAGTTATGGCCTAAGTTCTTATGGATATGATATTAGACTATCTGAAGAGAAATGCTTACTCTTTGGAGGAACACAAGCTGGTATGTGTGATCCTAAAGATTTTGATTCCGAGATATTAAAAACAACAGAACTAAACGAAGATAAAAGAGGTAAATATTTCTTGTTACCGCCTTATGGATATTGTCTATGCAGAGCAGAAGAAAGATTAAAATTACCTAAAGATATAACCGTAGTGGCTGTAGGAAAATCCAGTTATGCAAGATCAGGTATATTTTGTAATATAACTCCAGCTGAAAGTGGATGGGAAGGTTATTTAACATTACAAATAAGTAATTGTACCTCTTTATTTAATCGGATATATGCAAACGAAGGTATTACACAGCTCTTGTTCCACAGGGGGAATCCTTGTGACATAGATTATCCGCAAAGAAAAAGGAAGAAGAAAATAGATAAAGAAACTATTGCAGCCTAATTATAAATAAAACTCTTTACCAAACTGTGGTTTCGGTTTAGTGGCATATTCAGTAGACCCTGCTCCAGGTCCTCCAAAGTTTTGTCCTCTAAGACTAGGTAATTGAACACCTGCTATCTCAGCTTTGCCTATAGGTGTTCTACCTCCTATGCTTGGCTCTGCAAAACCTCTCTCTTGTCTGAATTTACCTGAAGCACGAGCTGCTTTAAAAAATCTTCTGACACGATTCTGTTGTTCATTGGTGCTCTTTACATCTCCTCTCTTATCCATGTCTACACGCCTCAAATCCACGTCATAAGCCTGTTCAGGGTTTATATCGGATATCTCAGCTCCAGACGTTCCTGAGTCTTGTCTGGGGTCGTATGTGGTGTCATAGAATCTTGCCATGATAATATTGTAGGAGAAAGAAATCATCCAATATAAAACAATGCTTGGTTCTAGTAAATTCTTAGGGGATTTCGTTAAAGATGAAATGAACTGCAGAGTTCTATCTCTAGAAGATTTTGGAGCTCCGATAGATAATGAAAATAATGATCTTCCTCTGTATGATATGTATAATCGAGGATTAGCAGTATGCCAGCAAGGAATGAATGCAATGAATCTGGGTCAAAGAGAGAGGCCCGGATTGACAGGATATATACCATCCATGGAGGAGGGGATGAAAATGGGAGCATCAGTAAAACCCAAAACCCTCTTAATGGTATTAGACTCTCCGAATTCGGGAACCAAGAAGTGATAGAAGAGTGTACTGATGATTTTTGTCCAATGCCTGCACAGTTCTCTACTACAGAGACAGATGGTACCTTACATTTCTTTGATCCTGTAGAAAAACCGATACACTATGCAGCAAGTTCTGTGGAATGCATAGATGCGATAGAAGCACAGCTGACTCCAGAAGAGTTTCGTGGTTATTTAAAAGGTAATGTAGCTAAATATATGTGGCGTGAACGTACAAAAGGAGGCAAAGAATCTTTAAAGAAAGCTAGATGGTATCTGAATAAATTAATCGGTTTAGATGCTTAGAGGTTCTTCTCCATCTTCTTCATCTAATTCCTCATCTATAACTTCCTGAGCTTTAGTAGCTAAATCTAATAATTCAACGTCAGTAGGAACATCAAAATCAATGTCTACATTTTCTTCTGCCATCATAGATTTGAGGGCATAGATTTCCATTAACCGCTGATGGTATAAAGATAACAATGCAACATAAAGTTGATCCCATGTCATCTCTTTCGCTTTTATCTCAGCTTTCTTCATAGAAAACTGATGCTCTAACGGTAGTTGAAATGCTTTAGGTTCAACTGAATTTTCCATTAGTTGTTAGTACTTTCTACTCTTATTCTACGACTATCTATCAAAATCACCATAGGTTCTCTCTAAATATGTGTCAGGAACTACATTAGGATAGAGTTCTCTAGCATGATCAGCATACTCATTCATAAAAGCACTAAGAATATAAGGATTTATCTTTTTCTCTAATTTAATCAAAGCTTCTATCTGAGAAGGGTGACCTTGGTAATTATTAGCTGCCATTAATAAGATACCGGGAAAAGGAGCCTCACTGACATCAACTTCCTCTATAAATAAATCTGTCTCTTCCTTTCTCCTTTCAAGTAAATGTCCTAATGCCTTATGATTCTGGTCATATACCCATCTGTTCATCTCTTCAGCTGCACAGTGATATCTTTGTCCTTCTAAATGATCAATAATTGTACTATATAAAAAAGGTTTCCATCCTATGGAATGAATAAAGGATACCAAGGCATTCTTCATGCTGTTATCTAAACGTAGTTTTAATGTATCTAATTCTTCTTCAATAAGATGAATTTCATATATTAAATACTCCAAGGCTTTGTGTTTGGTAACCCGATGACCTAGTTTTACTGGTGTTGCGTCAGGATAATACTGTGTTCCATATCCAAAAGTGTAAGGATGCTCGCCAGTACAGGGATCTGGATAAGCTTTTTCATTATATCCTTCGTATTTACAAATTAAGTTAATTGCCTTAGTGTAATCGGCCATACAAAGTAATAACTATCTACTATTAATAATACCTAATTTTATTACCATTTCACCTTATGAGACCAATATCTAGCTGAGAATTTATCTGGATTTGCATCTTGTGCATTATGTCTGGCATAGTAAGACTTTTTACGTGCTTTATCTTTTGCTGTTTTAGGATTTTTACCAGCTCCTTTTACACCTTGTTGACCAAATCTTATAATCTTTTCTTTACCATCTTTACATGCTTTCACTACATGCGATTTAGTCGGATGTTTAGGGGTTCTTTTTGGTTTATTACACGCCATCTTATCTTTCGCAAGTTTTGCGGCTGATGCTGCTTTTCTATGTTTACTTGCCATCTTCTAATTAAATAAAACTTGAGAAACCTTTTGTGAACTGTCCAAGTATCTCTTTTCCTTTCTGGGATTTATAATCCTCATCTTCATCATAATCCACGTCAAACGTAAAATAGCTACTTTCTTTTTCATCTTCTTGATCCTCTTTCTGATTTTGGCTTCCGAAAATACCTCCATCATCACCTGCTAACTGGCTAACAGCACCAAAGGCTGCAAACGGATCACTTCTATAAGCACTACCACCTAATCCTTTAATATTAATTTTTCCTGTATCTCCGACTTGAGTTAATAAGGTCTGAGATGATTTATCTAAGTCGGGAAAAACATTTTCATAAAACTCATCTTCACTTCCTTGATAACCAGCATCTTGGAATACCTTGAATAATTGAGTATCGCCTTTTAAAGTGGCATCTGTCTTATAATCTTCTTCTCTTTGTATATATTCAACTCCAAGTAATTCTTGTGTAGGTTTCTCACGTTTCTCATTAAGATATTTAATCTGTGCTCTTATATCAGCAGCACTTCCTGTTCTAAAGGTTTCAGAGATATAATCTTTCAATTCATCTCGTGTCCCTGTAAAGTCTGATAGTCCTATTGCTTCTAAAGCCTCATTCCATTCTTCAGGTTGATTAGGATCTAAACCCTCTAACATGTCATCAGCGTATTCATCAGGTTTTACAAATTGTCCAAAGACACTAGGCTGATTACCTGCTTCCTCTACTAATTTAGGAAGAATCTCTTTATAAATATGTTCTTTAACTTTACCTGCATTTATGACATCTTCAGCTGGATCAAATTTATAACTTTCATTTTTACCTTTTACTTGATAATGTAATTTAGCGAATTGCTGTTTATCATTAACATCTGCACCATATCTATATGCTAATTCTGCCCATGTCCCTTGTCCTGGATTCAAAGCATCCGCAATCTCATTAGGATTATTTCTCGCCTTATCCCAATCGTCCTCTACCAGTTCTCGTTGTTGATCATACCTACCCTGTAAAGTTGGATCATCACCAGCTCCAATTGGATTAAAATAAAATTCACTATCAAATTTTTTATCTACTGAGTTCTCTCTTACTTTATCTAAAAATGTCTTTGCCTGTAATTTACCAACCTGATTTACTGCGTCTACTAAACTCTGTGTTTGAAAAGGATTTTGTTCTTCTTGTCTGACATCCAAGTATTCAACGAACTCATTCATAGATCTTGATTCATCAAATCTTGGTTTTAAATAATCTGTTATATAACTCTCAGCAAAAGATTTCTGAATATTAATCTGTTGTTTTGCGGCCTCTTCCGCTTCTTCAGTGGTATAACCCAGTTCTAGATAATCATCTTCAAATTCGCTATAATTCTTTTTAATTGAATCGTCAAACCATTGCTGCCAATTGTAGACAACATTGTTGTTTATACCTGTGACACCACTAAGTTGTTCTTCTAAATTTTTAGGATCAAACCCACTATCTTTACCCATAAAAGGTAAATATCCTCCTATACCCGAGTCACCTAGTAAAGAATCAGAAAGACTTTTATTAACATCCATAATCTCTCCGAATGTACTGAACTGTCCCATAAGAGCTAATTCCTGTTCTTTAGCTTTTGCTCTTCTAAGTTCGTC